ATCTTACTTTGATTTTTCTAATCAATTAGAAAAGGTTAAGTTAGCACTCGAAAATTATCACTTTACAATAAAAATAATTTAATGCAAAAACCAAACTACTACGCAGTTATCCCAGCAGATGTAAGATACAATAAGAATCTATCTCCTAACTCTAAATTATTGTATGCTGAGATAACTGCTTTGTGTAATATGAATGGTAAATGCACAGCATCAACACAATACTTTGCAACTCTTTATAATGTAAGTAAAACATCTATACAAAACTGGTTAAAGTGTTTAGTAGACAATAAGTTTATAACAAGGACAACTATTTTTAAGGAGGGTACTAAAGAAATATTGTCTAGGCACATAAAATTAATTGAGCAGCCTACACAAAATAAGTTTAGAGATAATAATAATATAAATATAAATAATACTAATATTACATATAGTAATAAAAAAGGGCGTTTTAAAAAACCAAGTGTTAATGATATTCTAGATTATTGTAAGGAAAGAAATAATAATATAGATGCAGAGGCGTTTATAGATTTTTATGAAAGCAAAGATTGGAAAATTGGCAAGAATAAAATGAAAGATTGGAAAGCTGCTGTAAGAACGTGGGAACGCAGAGAAACTAAAAAACCAACAATGTCAAAGCTAGATTCACAGATTAGTGCTTGGCAAGAGGCAAAAAAATTATTATGAAAATCACCCCACTATATCCAAAAGAAATTATTGAAGTTGATGATGATGAATGCTTATATTGTTTTGCTTATATAGATGAAAGTGAGATATTTTGTTGTGATGAATGTCAATTAGCATTTGATGAGGAAAACCCTGAAACCAAATTAGAACATTTGAAATATGAAACCACTTAAACAAGAAAACGTAAAAGACTTGGCTGAAAAATGCTTAGACTTAATAGCTAAGACATCAGTAGAAATAGGACATAAAACTGATCCTCAAACTATGGCTACACTTAGCAAGATATTTGCTAAAGATTTAATCACTGAAAAGAGATTTTGTAATTTAACATTTAATCAAGTTGAGGATGCTTTTCATCAGGGCGTAAGGTTTGGAAAAGATGAGCCATTTTTAAATATAAGAACTTTTTATAAATGGGTATATGCACATAAAAAAACTATTGACAATGCATACTATGAAGTACATACGTTAGGTAAAGATAAAGATAAAACTTTATGGTATCAAGAACCAATTAAAATGATAACATAAAAAGAGGGTTAAAACCAATATAAATATTAATCTGTGAGAAGTTATACTTTGTATAGGTTAACTCCCTCTTTTTTTAAAACTAAATAATATGATCGGATGGGTAATAATAGCAGCAATAGTGCTGCATATAAACTATAAACTAAAAGAATGAAAACACTTACACAAAATCAAAGAATAATTAGACATTTAAAAGACAAAGGTTCAATAACAGCATTAGAGGCTATGAAAGAATATGGCATAATGCGTTTATCCTCAAGGGTTTGCGAGTTAAAAGATCAAGGATATTTAATTAGAAGTGAATTTGTTAGTAGTAAGAATAGATACAATGAATCAGTATCTTTTAGTAAATATTCACTTATTAAAAATTGAAATCAATAAGCAAACTAAAAAAAGAATTAGATAAATGGTTTAGCCTTTATATAAGGTTAAGAGATGCAACTATTGAAGGTATGGTACAATGCTTTACTTGTGGATGTGTTAAGCATTATAAATCTGGAATGCAGTGTGGACATTTTCAATCTAGAAGTTTTTTAGCTACAAGATTTGATGAGATTAACTGTCAGCCACAATGCGTAGGTTGTAATATGTTCAAACAGGGAGAACAATATAAATTTGCTTTAGGACTAGATTCTAAATATGGAGAAGGCACAGCTCAGGAGTTACAATTTTTGGCTAAAAAAATAGTCAAGTTTTCTAGAGTAGATTATGATGAAAAGATTAGTTATTACAAAAAAGCTGTTGATAACTTAAAAAAAGAAAAGGGAATAGAATAAATTATTGTTATAAATTTGAATATGCAAACTGCAATTTATTCAAGCGAGCAACATAGACAGATCATTGAAATATACGTTGAATTGTGTAAACAATTTGCACAAGAAGTAGCAACAAAAACGAGATACCAGAATTATTTAGATGTATTGCAATTGATAGTAGATTACTCAAATGGTTATGGCGAAGGTGTAAGGGAAAACAACTTTTATGATTGGATAATGATACTGCCTATAAACTTATCAGTTATGACAAGTGGTTTTTTAGCAGGTATAGAAACTAAAAAAAATGCAGCAGTTGTAAGAGCATATAAAGTAGTGTTAGATCAAATGCTACAAGAAACAGTAGCAAAGCTAGACAGATTAGAACCTACAAATGACTAACATTTACATAGAAATATCAAAGTTAACAGATCAATTTAGGACAATGGCTTATGGTATTACTAATGATGAAAACAAAATACACGAGGCAGTACAGGAGTTGATGCTCTATTTTTTACAAATGAATAAACAGACACTATCAAATATATGGGATAAAGATGGTGTTAATGGAATTTTAAGATATGGAGCAGTTGCATTAAGAAGGGCATTAACAAGTAAAAGAAGTAATTTTTATTATAAATATGAAAAATATTACACGCATATTGACAGCACTATTTATTCTACCAATAACACTAACGTGGATAGCTATACAATATCTGGCAATTATCATCATAAAGATATATCAAACATTCCAAACGAAAAAGTAGATCATGAAAGGCTTAATAAGTTAGAAAAGATTGATTGTGTTCTTGATACTTTGCATTGGTACGATTCAGAATTATTTAAGCTCTATTATTATGAAGGTAATACACTCGACTCACTCGCAGCAAAAACAAAGATTAGTAGGAACAGCTTGTTTACAACAATAGATAAAGTAAGAACAATAATAAAAGATGAATTAGATGAAAATGTATGATCCGAAAAAAAAAGATAGCTTTGTAATGCAGTTTGGTTTTTCTTACCCATACCCATTTTCAAAAGATAAAACATTAATAAGAAAATATGAAGTTTCTAGTACCAAATGGAATCTACAAGGATCGCATAGAAATATGTAAAGCATGCTCTTACTATTTGCCTTTGCTAGGTAATTGTGGTGTATGTAAATGCTTTATGAAAATAAAAGCAAGATTAGCACCTATGGGTTGTCCTAAGAACTATTGGCAAAAAACAACAGAAATAGAAACACCAGATAATTTACCACAATACATAATAGATGAAATATTAGATATGTGGAAAGATTTAAAAACAGGAAGGGCAAAAGATGCACAGGCTAAAGCAAGAATGATAGAAACTTATAATCTAATACACAGCACAAATTACAGTCCTACTACTAATTGTGGATCATGTATTGCAACGTGCTTTGATGAAATAAAAAAATTATATAAAAAATATAGCAATGAAAACAAACTATAAAAAAACACCAGAGCCTAATTATTATATTGGTACTACTTATGGCTACTCTGCTAGGCGTGTAGTAGAGGATTACGAATTGACTTATAATGTAGGTACAGCTGTTTCTTATTTATTAAGAGCAGGTAAAAAAGATGGAAACCCAGCAGATCAAGACATACAGAAAGCTATTAATCACTTACAGTTTGAGCTTGACAGATTGTGTTCAGAAAAAAAAATATTAACAGGATCAATAGCAGAGTGACAATAACTAATGAGGACAATATGGAGTTGATGTCAAGGTATGCAGACAATTACTTTGACCTTGCAATAGTTGATCCACCTTATGGCATAGGTATAAGTGGACAAAAGGAACAAAAAAAAGGTAAAAAATCAGATAGAAAATATCATAAAGAAAAAAAATGGGATAATTTAATCCCTAAAAAAGAATATTTTGTTGAATTACAAAGGGTTAGTAAAAACCAAATTATATGGGGTGCAAATTATTTTGTAGAACATTTAAACAAAGGAACTAAAGGCTGGTTAGTTTGGTTTAAAGGTCAGATAGGTTTAACAATGTCAGATTGCGAGTTGGCTTATAGTAGTTTTAACAAACCTACACGAGTAGTTAATATAAGTAGAGGTGATTTAACAAAACAAAATACTATACACCCAACAGAAAAACCTATTCGACTTTATCAATGGGTATTAGATAACTACGCAAAAGAAGGAGATAAAATATTAGATACACATTTAGGAAGTGGCTCAATAGCAATAGCTTGTCACAACTTAGGATATGATTTAACAGCTTGTGAGTTAGATGAAGAATATTTTAAAGCAGCTATGAAAAGAATAAAACAACATCAATCTCAATTAAGGATAATATGACTATATACAAATGTGAATGTGGTAAACAAGAGAAAGCAATACTAAAAGCAACTATTGTATTGCGTAATGGTAAATGGGTTTGCAAACAAGCTAAATGTGAGTGTGGTAAATATATGGATAGTAAACCTAAAAAAGGAATGCCAAGTTTAAAAAGAACAGAGGCATCTTTAAGTAAAAAGAAAAGAAGAGATATGCTTTGGGATAGTGCTAAAGAAAAGCTGTGTGGAGAACGTGGAATAAACGAACCTTTTAAATAATGAGTAAGCGAAGATCAAGAACATACTTAAAAGCACTAACGAGTAAAGCTGTAAAATATTATTTTAAAAACCCAGATGTTACTATGAAGTCCATAGCTGAAAAGTTTAGAATAAATCAAGAGATGTTAAGTGCTGGAATAAGTAAGGAATTAGAAAATAGATTTAACAATAGTTTAGCTAGAAAGTATTAATGAATTTTGTAGTAAATACAACACAAGACAAGCAGGCATTATTTAACTACTTAAAAGAGTTAGGTAACGATTATATAGTAAAAGTAAAGAAACAAAGAAACAATAGATCAAATATGCAGAACAATTATTACTGGGCTTGTATAGTACAACCATTAGCAAATGAGTTAGGATATTTTCCAGATGAAATGCACGATACACTAAAAGTAAAGTTTGCAAGTGAATGGCAAAGCGTAGAGATAAACGAAAAGCAAATAGGACTTCAAACAGTAAATAGCACAGCTAGAATGAACACTAAAGAGTTTGAGATATATGCAGATCAAATACGTATATGGGCTTTAACAGAACTAGGAATAAGATTGATGCTGCCAAATGAATATGAGTAAATTATATAAAGGAGATTGCTTAGAAGTAATGAAAACAATACCTGATAAAAGTATTGACGCTATAATAACAGATCCTCCTTATGGAACAACAGCCTGTAAGTGGGATAGTGTAATAGACTTTAAGTTAATGTGGGAACAATTAAACAGAATAATAAAGCCGAATGGAGCAATAGTATTATTTGGAAGTGAGCCATTTAGTAGTGCATTAAGAATGAGTAATATTAAGAATTATAAGTATGATTGGGTTTGGGAGAAAACAAGAGGTAGTAATTTTGCTATACTTAAGCACCAGCCGTGGAAAATGCACGAAAATATTTTAGTGTTTAATGCTAAAGGTGTTTATAATCCGCAAAAATACAAAGTAAGTAAAGATAAGATTGATAAGCGTATAAATATCAATCAACCAAAAAGAACTAAGGAATGTGTTTATGGAGATATAAAAGGTTCAAGAAAAAGAGATGATGGTACAAGATACCCAAGTAGTATCTTGAAATTTAAAAACCCAAACAACAAAAGTTTACACCCAACACAAAAACCTGTTGCGTTAATGGAGTATTTAATAAAAACATACACCAACGAAAACGAAACTGTTTTAGATTTTACAATGGGTAGCGGCACAACAGGAGTTGCGGCAAAGAACTTGAATAGAAACTTTATAGGCATAGAGCAAGACGAAAAGTATTTTAAGATTGCAAACGAGAGAATAAATAAAGAAGAAGCACAAAAAAAATTGTTTTAAATAAATATGAGTAATTTCTATTATATAGTATAGAATTGAATAATCAATCTTTTTCAATTATGGATAAACGAATAAATAATGGTGGTGCTAGAAAAGGTGCAGGGCGTAAGTCTAAGGCAGCAGAAC